CCGGACGAGCGATCGTGACTGAGAAGGGACGCGACACTGCGTGCACGTCAGTCGTGACGTTATTCAGCCCCGTACCTCCACGTGCGGACACGAGATAGCGGCGAGCCGGTTGGCTCCCGATCACTCGGTCTTCGGTGAAGGTGAAGGTTGGAGACGTCATGCCAGTTTGGGCGCTGCCCGTAACTGGGGAAGTGATGCCAACAGTCATGTTGGGTTCCTTAGTTGTTTTACTAACTCGTGGTTAGCCCAGACCGGTTCTATGCGGATCAGGTTTTGATCCGTTGATAGCCGCTGTAAGGGCCCCCAGGTTCACGATTTGCCTGAGGTTTGGGAGACTGAAACGGAGGGTCACTGGTGGCAACTCGCCAGCAGTAGACCTAGACACTCGAGTCTTTGAGAGTCTGAACGTACCTCCTGAAGCCGAGCCTTGAAAATAGCCGTCTGTTATGTCTGGGTGGGTGTCAGCGAACCGAAATGGTTCACCTTGTATGTACCTGGTATTTTTTGTACCACGGTCCAAATACGTCACCCACGGACTTGCAGACGCGCTAGAGGCCCGATACAGGACGTCTCCGACGTTCGTGAAATAGTCGACCAGAAATGAAAAGGGAATCGCTTCCCACACGGCCGGGATAACATCCGGTAGTGCGAAACCTCCCATTCTTGCGAATGAGGAGGCGTCGTATCTCAAGGCGACTTTGCCTTTATATCGGACTTCCGAGGACTCACCTTCTCGCACGCGCTGTGAAGCGTATGCGAGGGGCGTATACTCGGAGTAGCCGAACGTGACATCACTGCTTCCACTGCCACTTATCTTCTTGGCGAGTTCCATGCCAAGTCGTGTAGTGAACTCATCAGAAGCAATAATGGCTTGGACTAGGTCGTTAGCAAGGGGTTCAACCCCAAACTTGTAACCTAGCCAAGTTTCCCCAAGAGCCGCCGCGTAATCACGAGCACGGCGAATACTCTTCAGCCCTCCTACCTTGTGAGCAAAATCTACAGTGTGGCCAAACAAGCCACGAACAGGGTTCGTGAACATTGAAATGACCTCTGCAAACTCCGCAGCAAAGTTCAGTCCCGCAAAGGACTGCACCGCGTTGCGATAAGAGGAAAGCACTTGACTAGCAGCCTGGTGTTCCGCCTCTGATGAGGCAGACAATCCAGGGTCTCCGAAGCCAAAGCCGAGAGCATTGGGCGATACACCGCCGTAGCTCTTGACATAGCCAACGAAGATACCCTTGATTCCCTGCAGATAATACTGCAGGTTACCAGGTAGCTCTACATCGTGCCTGAAACCATCCAATAGAGAAGTGGCCGACAGGCCATTCGCTATGCGGGCTCTCCAATCCTTCGGAGAATCGCCGAGGTATACAACGTCCTCCGCATACACAGGTGCGTTCGTCGATTCGCTGTTAACGCCTCCATAAGGCCAAACCCATTTTAGGGTGCCTGGAAGGTCGAATTGGCGTTTCGTGCGACGTACTGGCATGCGGT